GGGTGGACTCGTCGCCGACTTTGACAACAAATTCGCCCCAGTCCAGATAACGTTGCTGAGCTTGCAGCAAGGAAGATAGACGGTCAAACTGGTCATAACCCATCAGAATTACGTCTGGGTCAGCACCGTTTACACGAACTTCACGAATGGCTTGGTCGAGAAGAGACAAAGTCAAATTACGACCAGTTCCACTGTTACCTAAAACGGTAGCAGCAGCGACGTGATTTCCGGCCACGCGAGTAGCCTGGTTATATACGTCTACGCCATTGGTTACGGTCACACCAGCCACAACACGAGCATCTTGTTCGACAATGTCGTCAAGAGAAGTGAAGCCAGCACGGCTCTTTACATAAAGGATCTCACCATCAGTCACAGATCCGCCACCTGTCCAGGTAGCATCATCCTGAGCATCAAGGCCAGAGTAAGTAAGAGCAGTATCGCCGATGGTGGTTCCACCAAAGGTGTCACCAACACGGAGAGTGTTACCAGGAGAGATTATTTCACCAGTACCAGAGGCACCAGCAGTCGAACAGATGGTCATCGAGCGAAGCAGGAGTTCCTGGTTCAACTCTTTGATGTGGTCCCTAGCAGCAGCTTCCTGCTCAACTGCCAGGTTATCCCCCATACCACCTTCAAGACCGCTCATGATCTGGGACTTGAGTGAGACACCGAAGTCAGTAGCTACGATACGAGGAGCAGAGTCCACGTTGACGTAGTTGCTAACATCGACGGTTGGGAGTGAGCCAGTCTCGGTTACGGGTCGAGATCGATCCGAACCCCGGTCAGACCGCAAACGCCAACCAGTGGTAGGTCCCCATTGAACTTTCCGAAGAATGTTCCAGAATCGTGTCTGGTTGTTCAATGCGTCCCAGACCTTCCGGCCATAGGTTGCAGTGAACACATCTGATACCTGGAGGTACGTTTGCTTAGCAAAGTAACCAGGCGGCATCAGTGAGCTACGCAGATTTCGCTCCGCAGAAGATATATACTGCGCAATGCTTAGATCAGCCATTAGCTAGACCTCCCATTATTTGAAGGTCGTGGGTAGTAATACAAGGTCTGAGGGGTTAATTCCCCAGTTTGATTACGCATCCCATTTACCAGTTTGAAGTGACCACGAAGGTCATTCGCATCCGTCTGTCGGACGATTTGCTCAATGCCATCAATGAACTGATCAGCAACTTGCTCTTGGTCCGACTTTTGGAACGAATCGCCTTCCACACCTATGCGCTGGTCGGGCATCTGGGTGGAGAAGTCTTGTTCTGGCTCTTGCTGCATTTCCCCATAGATCGGAGTGCGCGTAGCCATGTCGCCGTGAGAAGGATTAAGATTGAAACTCTTCAATCCCTTGCGAATGCCATCTTTGACATCTTTCTGCACGGACTTTTTAAGGTTACTAATCTCGCCTTGAATATCAGCAAATTGCTGTTTTTCTTGATGGCGAGAAGAAAGTAACCCCTTGATGTCCTTCAGAAGCTCATTGATACCATCAGCACTTTGTGCCATATAGTTCTTTTCCATGTCTTCGTCTTCATCATCCAGCATTTCTTCATCGTCATCGACATCATCTTCGATGTCTTCGACTTCGTCTTCCATCATGTCTTCATCATCAACGTCATCTTCATGCTCGTTCTTCTCAAGACCTTCTGGAATCCGATTGGAGTCGCCAGGATACGAATATCCTCCCGCTCCGTGCATGCCATCAGCCCGTGAGCCACCAGCTTGCACTGCCTGCCCATCCACCATATGCTTAGCAAAATCAGCCAAAATGGCCTCAAGCTCGCTCTTATGAAGGTATGGATCTGTTCCCTGAGCACCAGCTTTAGTAGACTTTGTTCCCTGAGAACCGTGGGAATCTCGGCCTACCGTATCGCCACCACTAAGAGGATTCAACTTGTCCACCCAATTATCCGGCAATGCTTTCTGAGAGGCATCTTCGCCACGAACATGAGGAGGATAATTCACCCCATACTCTTTGACGATATACTCTCGCAAAGCCTTCAAGATAGGCAGAAGCTCGGTAGTATTGGAAGCCATACTTTGCCCCTCCTAAATAGGACTAACTTATATAATATAAGAAAATATTTCAGGTGTCTATATTTTTACCAAAAAATTGCAATAATTAAAATTTATTTAGGTCGTAAACTAGAATCAAACTCTAATTGTTGTACGTTATAGCATTCTGGACATACCATTGGATCTGGTTTTTGTATAATATCTGTTATATATGACTTAGGATTCATCGGAGTAACACATAAAGTTACTTCATAAATCTCTAAGTCTGTCACTTCAGTCCAACATTTACCATGTTCACAAATAGTTTTCTTATCTTTGGCATTTCCAGCGATAGAAAAGCCTCTCAGTCCGCCTTTTAAGACCTCTGCCATAGCTTTTCTAGAAACTTCTAAATCAGTTCTAAAAGCTGCAACAATAAACAGTCCTTCAGGTCGAACCTCAGTTATCCACTCTTTTCCAGTAGCATCAACAAATCTCTTTAGAATCTGTCCAACCTGAATTCCAGAGTGGAAAATATTCATATTGGCAAATTCTTTCTTACCCAAGAACTTATTTATTGCCCGTCGCATACCTTCTAATCCAAGACGGTGACCTTCACGGTCTACGATGTAATAATTTCCCCATCCTGCGACCACTAACGTGCGTCCTGTATCCATTTTTTGAATAGAATTAGCAGTTAATACTTTAAAGGCATCAAGTTCGCCTAAAGATTCAGGCGTATCCCCTTTACCTAAAGTATGATTCATTAAATCAGATGAAAGCATCGATAGATTAGTATATTGCTCTGCTGCATTATCCTTAACCTTTATACGATTATCTTCATCAATAAATTGACGGCGTACCTTCTGATGCTCAGGGTTTTCACTAATTTCAGTAGGACTATATCTATCTTCTTCCGCAATCACATAACTACTAGCATAATCTGGGCCAATAGGTTGCTGATGTTTCGGAATTTCATGTTCCTGGTCTGAAGCTCGTTGCTCCGCTTCATCCTCTTCCGAATCGCCAGGCTTATGGCGTTCCACGGTTCGTGGAGGACGAGAATCATCCTCTGATGGGTACGGCAGTGGAGTTGTACTTACTCCTTCATACCCACCCGCATCCATACTATCTTTACTTAAAGAACCTTTATCTAGCCCCTCTTGTCCACTGGAACTACGCTTACGGGAAACTCGCCCATGTGTATCGGTATGAACAGCATCTCCACCACTACCGGCAACACTTAAAGCCGTGCCTCCTCCAAAACTACCACTAGTGCCGACACCTCCGCCTCCCCCATCTCCACCGCCTCCCCCATCTCCACCGCCTCCGCCTCCCTCCTTAGAAACATGAGGATTGCGAGTATCACGATTAATAGGCTTCAAATTAGAATCATAATCGGACCTTAAATCATCTTCTATACGTCTATACGAGGCATCTTTGGGGGCAATCATTGTGGCACTTCCATCCCCCCCGCCTTCAACACCTTCACTGCCAGTCCCACCCGACGCTTTAGTATTAACATTTACTCCATCAGTTTCGCCTGGAGAAATATCTATAACAGCACCAGATGAAAAAGCTTGTGTTCCAGTACCCGTTTCGGCACTAGAAAGTGCTTCTCTTCCATCTTCATCAGGATCGATAGGCTTCTGCGCATCTTTCTCAGGATTAGCATAAGCCTTCATAGCTAAAGAAGATTTTTTATTTTCTTCTTCTTCTTTCATCCGACGATAATGTTGAGAAGAAGCTCCGGTTCCGTCATTGAGAGCTTCAGGATCATCTACTCCCAATCCACCCTCATTGGACTGCTTTTGTATTGGCTTAGATGGTACACGACCTTCATCTATAGCTGAATACTCAAGGTCTTTAAATCTATCGTTTTGGGCCTTAATACGACTAGGAACAGTAGATTCTCCTAAAATATTCGGTGCTCGTTGCCCTCGTACTCTAGCAATCTTCTCTTTACCTTGTACATCCTCATTAACATCAAGTTTTACCGTCTTAGAATGATGTACATCGCCAACAGATTGAAAAGGATCTCCTAAATCTGAATAATCACGCTGCTTACTGATAACAAACCAATCCCCATCCCGTTGAGTTAATCTAATTTCGATACCGTCATCGTCTACATTCTTTACTAAGAATGCAAAACCTTCATTAGCGTCTTCAGGAACATATTCCCGCATGATGACATTAGGTTTATGTGAATCAGTTTTATAATTAGCAGGACTCTCTAAATCTTCATCACTGGTATAGATTAAATCCCGTACATCTTTCTGAACGTCCTCAATTTCGTCAGATTCAGCTTCTTCCCACGGTTGATCTGAAGCTGTAGCCCATTCTTCATTCTTATCGGCCATCGGCAATGGCTTGAAAAGATCACAATACATCTCCTCTTTAACAGGCAAATCTAATTTAGTGCAATATCCGCCAGCAGCAAAGAAAATACACGTGTGACATTCTTCATTTTCTTTTTCGGCAGGACGATAATGAGCAAACGCTAAAACCTCTAAATTACTACGATTATGTTTAATGATGTCTAAAAAGCCATCAGTCGTAAATTCTTTAGCTAACTCAATGCCGTCTAATGAAGCAGCTAAATGATCATGCCCAATAGCAGCTAACATGTCCCGAACATGATCATTACGAGCCTGAAGGATCTCTCTTAATGCAGCAAAAGACGGGTCAGAACCTTTCTCACTATCATCATGAATCTGTGCAACCTGGTGATAAAACACAGAAGCAGCTTTATCCCCATCGGGGCCAGCATACAAATTATTACCATCTAAACGCACAAAAAACACATCATTATGATGTGCTAGTTCTAATGCGTGCGCATTGTCTTGATATAGACTAATAACGTCTACATCTTCTAATTCTTTAATTAAAGAATCTAGCTCCGCAACATCGATCATTAAATAGTACCTATATGAGGCGCAGAAGGAGCATTTGGCCCCGTATTGCCAAATAAAGGTGCATGTCGTGCTCCAGCATTACGCATCACCGTAGACTCATTCATATGAGATGGAGCAGCACCGACAATATTATCAGCACCATCTACCATGACAACTTGTTCACCAGTGCCAGCTTTTTCCAAATCTTCGTTCTCAGGAGACTCCTGAGCATGGGACTTCGGTCAATCGCAATCTTTATCATCTTCCGGCCCATGATGTCCATCGGCTGACATTCCAAGACCATCTATAGCGGAACCGCCACTAGTATTAGGCATCATTTCAAGATCTTGTGGCTTTCCTCGTGTAACCACTGCTAACTCTATAAAATTAGTGACATCAAACGTGTCTGGCTCATAATATAAAAAGGCAGAGAAAAAGGCTGGCTCAGCAACAGTATCTATAGCTTTAGCCATTAACATACTTGAGTTCCACCACTCAGCAGTAGGACGAGAAGTACGATCAACTAACATTTTATGCACCAACGTACCCTCAATTAAATCTTCAATATTCGTAGTTTCATCTAAATCAAAAGACTTTAAAATATCAATGTCAGTTAGTAATTGAGCATCAGAAGATGTTTTAGGTAAAACACGGTCTACTGAACCCCAAATCTTTAATATATCTATAGATTTCGCATGTGTCCGCACTAATGCTTCTATAAAATCATTTGAGTTATCTAATGACTTTTCTACACTCTCATATGAGTCAGGTTGAGCGTCAGCATGTTCGCCCCTTTTAATATCACGATCAAAGTCTGCAAATTCATGCTTAGTTGCTGGCAACCTCTGAGCGGCTTTTGGCAATCTTCCTTGACGACCACGCGCTTCCGTAGCTACGCCCTTTCCTCTAGGAGCAATATCTATATTTTCCCCAGCCTCTTGCTCATGTTCTTCAGCTTCCCACTGTTTCTCTACCTCGTCCCCTTCCTCTTCTTCCTCTTCCTCATCATCCCTAACGGCATATCTATTCAAGAAGGGTTCAGCAATACTATCAGGACTATTTTCCTGTTCCTGCCTATCTAAATTAGTATTCTGATCATATTCACTTTCAATACGATCACGACCATGTTCCACATCTTTTAAAGTCGCAGCAACACTAATTTTTTCTAAATCTTCATCTTTAGATGCATCTTCCCAAGCACCAGTATCAGACCCATTTTCAGACTGAGAAGAATCATCCCCATTATCTTGACCTACATTCACATGCACTGATGGGGCTTGAGCAGATTCATGGTCAGCCGTATGCCATGCCTGAACATCAGGACACCAATGATCAGCTTCTGGCAAATCATCTTCACCAGCATTATCATCGGCATCATCGGCCTTCTCTAAATAAGAAGACTCGATAGAATCAATCATTAAATGTAAACCATTTAAAAATTGATCATCTACATTAGTCTGAGTCATTAGTCCAAACCTCCGGTGGAGCCATTAATAATACGGGTGGCTGATACGTATTACACAAATAATAAATCGTCGCTGAAGAAGATTCTCGTTTAGACATTACTTTAAACACTTCAAATAATTCAATATCGACATATTGCACAGCAGGCCCACTTATGCCTGTATCAATCGCTGCCCATCTATTCGGATAATTATCAACTAAATCGGATTGATTATCCATTAACCATTTAACATTCACTGCCC